TGGCGTGATCCTTCGACTCCTACATTTGCTGCTAAGGCCGATGGGGTAGTGAAGCTAGCTCAGGCTGGCATTCTGCCTATCGAACAGGCACGTGAGGATCTGGGTTACTCCGACGTCCAGCGTGAACAGATGCGCCAGTGGGACAGTGAGAACCCAATGGGTCAGCTCAACACGGTTCTGAATGCTGGGTTCGTGGCTGATCAGGCCAAGGCAAGCCGTCAGGCTCCTAACAATGCGAATCGCTGAATATCGTGAGACACAGGATAGCATCTCAGCAAGGGCTCTTCGGAGCATTTTGGCTATCCTGTTCCCTTGGAAACGTGTTCAGGTTACACGATCCTCTTGGGCTGTCATCTTGTCGTCTTTGTTTCCTATTGTGGTTCAGTCTCGACGTGAGTCGGCTGTTCTAGCACGTAGGTTTTATGATGAAGATCGATTCAATCATGGTTTAACTGATCAGTTTGATATTGATCTGCCGGACTACGAGTGGGATTGGTTTGTCAATGCCATGGAGCCCTCCTATGAGGCGTTCGTACATGGTGACATTTCAGAAGGACAGTTTGCCCAGTCAGGTTTGAGGGCCCTAAAGGAAGTCGAGAATGCGGGTCGTAAGGAACTCATCAAGGCAGTTCGTGATGAGAATCAGCAGACGGGCTCTCGTATTGGATGGGCTCGTGTAGCAACGGGTCGTGAGACCTGCGCATTCTGTCTCATGCTGGTGTCCCGTGGTCCTGTGTATGAGGACTCGAAGGATGCTGGATTGAGTGATGAAGAAAAAGCCCTTGAGATTCTCGAATCGGGTGCCGACAAGAAGGCCTTGCGAGAACTCATGACGAGGTGGCACCCCGGATGTGACTGCATTGTTGTACCAGTGCGAGACATCAACTCGTGGGAAGGTCGTGATGACTGGAAGCGAGCTGAGGACATCTGGAAGGAAACCACCAAGAACTACTCAGGTGTTGACAAACTCAACGCCTTCAGGCGTGCCATTGAACGTGGGCAAGTAAACCCACAGGACTTCGCGGTAGCTGCGTAATGTGCATTTTTCAGGGTTGTGAACGTCACAAGTATTGCAAAGACCTCTGTAGGACGCACTACAAGCAGCTACAAAGAGGTTCCACTCTCAGTCCCATTAGAACCAACCGGAATTTCAACAACGGAAATGGCTGGGTGGGTAAGGACGGTTATGTAATTGTAAACCGCAATGGGCGAAAGACAGGGCAACACCGTGTGGTGATGATGGATCATCTTAAACGTGATCTGTTTCCAGGTGAAACAGTCCATCACAAAAACGGTGTACGAAGTGACAACCGGATAGAAAACCTTGAGTTGTGGTCCACAAGTCAACCACCCGGACAGAGGGTGGAAGACAAACTGGAGTGGGCAAAACATCTCATAAACCTTTACCAGCCCATCGAATCATTCGATGAAGAAGAATTGTGGTGACCCCAGGAGGGTTATACCACCTTAGATGTCCAGGAGGCATCACATGTCCGATGACAACACGAAGGTAACCGATGGTCCACAAGAGCCTGCTAAGCAGGATGCACTTCCTGATTGGGCCCGGAAGCAGATCTCAGAGGCTAACGCCGAGGCTGCTAAGTACCGGAATGAACGTAACACCATCGAGGCAGATACCACGGCCAAGCTCAAGGCCGAATTCGATGCGCAGTTGAAGACGTTGTCGGACGAAAAGTCCGCTATCACTGCGGAACGTGATACCACGGCACTCAGTTACACGAAGTTGGGTGTCGCCCTGGCAGCCGGGGTTCCAGGTGAGACGGCTGTCAAATTTGCAGGCCTGTTGCAGGGTTCGAATGAAGACGAACTCAAGGCACATGCAGAAGAGCTGAAGAGCATGTTCGGCGCTCCTGTGAAGATCGCAGCTATTGACCCCTCACATGGTGCAGGTGGCGGTAGTGCTTCGGGTAGTTCCCCGGACGAGGCTTGGTCTGCACTTTTCAAATCAGCCGGAATTAAGTAGACAAGGAACCTAAATGGCTCAGATTAACGAGCTTATCCCGAATAGCTCGGGGAACCACCAGGGTCGTTTGGCTTATGTGCCAGACAACCTCCTGCCAAAGACTATTACGTCTGCCATGTTCGACAAGGCGCAGGAAAACTCCCTGGTTCTTCGACTGGGTGAGCGAATCCCGATTTCTTACGGTGAGACCGTAATTCCTGTTCAGACGAAGCTTCCTGAAGTCGGTCAGGTTGGTACTGGTACGACCAATGCACAGCGTGAGGGTGGCACCAAGCCACTGACCGGTGTTGCGTGGGACAGCCGGTCCATCCAGCCGATCAAGCTGGCTGCGATCGTCACTGCCTCGACCGAGTTCGCCCGTACCAATCCACAGGGCTTCTACACGAAGCTTCAGTCGGACCTCGGTAAGGCTCTGGGTCGTGGTTTCGACCTCGCGGTGTTCCACGGTAAGCAGCCTCTCACGGGTGGTGCGCTTGCGGGTATCGACACCAACAACGTTCTGAACAACACTACGAACGTGGTGAACACCGACACTGTCACCAACAACACTCTGTACGATGAGCTTCTGACGGCGTACGAGATGGTTTCTACAGACTTCGATTTCGATGGTTGGGCGGTAGACACTCGGTTCCGTGCACGGCTTATTCGTGAGGGTGCTGAGCGTGATGTCAACGGCAACATCCAGAATCCAGCTGCACTGAACCTGAACACCACGCAGGGTTCCATTCTGGGCTTCCCGGTTCAGTATGGCAAGGCTGTTGTTGGTGACTTGGGCGCTGCCACTGCGACGTCTACCAAGATCATTGGTGGTGAATTCAACCAGCTCAAGTGGGGCTTTGCTGACGAGGTAACCGTAAAGGTCTCAGATCAGGTCTCGTTGACTGATGGTACGAACACCATCTCGATGTGGCAGACCAACCAGGTTGCGATCCTCATTGAGGTGACCTTCGGTTGGCTGGTAGGCGATCTGGACGCGTTCGTTAAGATCACGAACCCATCGGGTAGCTAATCGTGATGGGGTGATTCTGTTTGTGGCAGATTAAATGAGACCAGAAACAAGTCTCAGTCACCCCTTCTCTAAGGGACCGCCATGAAGATTGCAGTATTTGTGCACTATTATGTGCCCTACCGATGTGCGGGATCAGAAACGATGCTGCATGTCATGTGCAAGGCCCTTAAAGACAGGGGTCATGAGGTCGTGGTTATTGCCACGGTACTTCCAGATGCACCAGAATTCTATGAGTACGAAGGCATTCCGGTCTATGTGACCAACGTGGTATATGGCAAACAGATGATCGAGTCCTGGAGGCCCGACGTCATTGTCTCGCACCACGACAACACTGATAGGGCTGCTCGTATTTCTAACAGGACAGGCATACCATTTGTCTTCCTGATGCACAACGACTTCGAAGCGACCCAACAGAAGCTGGATTACCAGCCTGACTTGGTTGTGTTCAACACCGATTGGATGTCGCACAAGTTCAAGCACCTCGTACCGAACTCAATGGTCATGCATCCACCTATCTTGACAGACCAACACCGAACCATTCCAGGAGAATGCGTCACGTTGGTAAACCTGTCTGAGAACAAGGGTGCCAATGTGTTCTACAAACTCGCAGAGCGAATGCCTGACATTCAGTTTTTGGGAGTGGAGGGTGGTCATGGGCCGCAGATCATCAGGAATGATCTACCCAATGTGACTATCCAGATGCAAACCGACAACATGAAGCGTGATGTTTGGTCAAAGACCAAGATCTTGTTGATGCCCTCTGTCTACGAGTCCTACGGTATGGCCGGAGTAGAGGCATTGTGCTCAGGGATCCCTGTATTGGCGCATCCCACATCGGGACTTATCGAGTCCCAAGGACCGTTTGGTCATTTCATTGATCGTGACAACGTGGACCAGTATGAATCGGTGGTCCGCAAGTACTACGACTCAGATATTTCATACCAAGCTGCTTCGGGATTGGCCCGAAAGCGGTCAGCCGAACTAGACCCAACGCCTGAGTTGGCCCTATGGGTCGAGAAGATTGAGGAGTTGGGTAAGTGAGTAACCTGATCAAGCTTATCGGTCCCCACGGGATCGTGGCGTTTGCAACCCCTGAGAAGGCCGAGAGGCTCATGACCATCCAGGGGTACCAGCGGGCACCTGAAAGTGCCTCAGAAGACGTCTCAGAGCCAGTAATCAAGTCCGTGAAGCGGACGCCGCAACCACGTAAGAAGGCACAGTGAAGACTGCACCCGTCAAGGGTTATAGGGATCTGTCTCAGGCAGAGCTGGATCTCATGAACAAGCTAAAGGATGTTGCTATCGAGGTTGGTAACTGGGTGGACATCGTTCTTGATGACCCAGACACCGACAAGCGGTGGGCCAACATCGCCAGGACTGATCTCCAGAAGGGTTTCATGGCCCTTATTCGAGCGGTTGCGCGCCCAGAAACGTTCTAAGGAGTCTGAATGGCCTACGCGACTGTTGCAGATGTGGAAGCAAGGCTGGGTAGGTCACTCGATGCTTCGGAAACGACCATCGTTGGCACTCGCCTTAACGACGTAGAGCTTCTGATTCGAAATAAGATCCCCGACATCGACACCAAGATCTCTAATGGCACTGTAGATGTTGAAGCTGTGATCATGGTCGAGTCAGAAAGTGTTCTACGACTGATTCGTAACCCAGATGGCTATACCGCTGAGACGGATGGTAACTATTCCTATCAGATCTCGGCTCGTGTGGCTTCTGGTCGTTTGGATATTCTTCCAGAGGAATGGGCCCTCCTGGGTTTCAAGAGTGGTGCATTCACCATCCGTCCCACCTTGGATCCATACTACAGTGATTGTCCTTATCCGTGGGAGAATGTCAACCGCCCTTTTGACGAGTTCCCGGCATGGGATAGGACAGCTCACCCAGCTTGGTGTGAGTTCGTGACGGGAGACATCAAGTGTCCTTGCTAGATAAGGGTCGTGAGACTGTCACGGTATACCCCGAAGAAACCTACACAGATCCCGATGGGAACATCCTACGCAGGCCAAGGACCACCGGAACGGTGGTTACCAACGCGGTAGTGCAATTGCTCGCTCAGTCAGGTACTTCACAACGACGGGCAGAGCAGGACAACGAGGGACAAGAAACTGAAGAAATGTATCGTCTCAGGCTGCCCAGGTCCTATTCAGGCCCCCTTCTGGGTGCCCATGGACGAGTGGTCTGGCGCGGTTTGTCTTGGTCGGTGATTGGTAAGGAACGTAGGTTCAACGGCTCCTCTAGGACTAATCACATAGATTATTTGATCCGGAGGAACTAGTGGCCAACAAAGTGCAGATCACCATGACCCAGCA